GATAGGAGAAAAGATTATCCGGGTCTTCATAATAAAACCAAAAAAGCGGAGACGGGTCATAGACGGAACGAGAACCAGAACGAACACGAGAAGTAAATTTAAATTCAATCTCGTAACGAATGATATAAGAATCATCAGGGCAATCCAGAAACTCACCAGAAGCCGTACAGAGCTTTTTTTCAGGGTCTTGCAGGGATTTATTATAGATACGGCAGAAGACAGCAGATGACGTTCTGCGACCGATATAGACGGTAGTAGAATCGCCATAGCCCTGATAAATGACCTTGCGAACCTTACGGGCTTTTTCAGGGTAATTCATATCATCGACAGAAGCAGAAATAACACCCAAGTAAAACTCGCGCCAACGTTGTTTCGTCATAACAACATCGAAACAAAAATCAAGACGGGAAAAGTGACCAAATTCGTGACCATCCTGCATCAGAGACGCGAGCCGCGGCAAAGTAGGACGGAAAAGATCACAACCATGACCGGACACTTGTAAAGAGTGCGGAGACTGTTTCGCGCCATTATTCGGCTTAAAGAAAAGGCCCGCAGGGGAATTGTAGGGGGAATTCTCACTTGCGTTAGAAGTCTGCGAAAAGTGCAAATCACACTGAGCAAGAGCATCTTCAATTTTAGAAATAGAAATTGAACCCTGCTCAAAAGCAAACGTAGCATAGTCAAGTTTAACAACCGTTTTCATGTGAGAAAACCACCTTTCATTTCCATGGTTAAATGTTACCACAATATGAAGGAGCTGTCAAGAGGAAATTAAAAAAGGGTGGGCGTATTACACGCACGCCCACCGGCTCCCGCCATCACGACAGTCACGACGTATCGGAAGCCCATGCCAGCCTGTTTAGGAAGGGCAAGGGCTTTGCCCTTGCGGGGACGGGGGACGCGGTAGAGACGCTATCGCGTGACTAAACGTGGCGACTGCCTGCGTTTTTTTTTTTTTCAAAAGAAAATAGATTTTCCTATTGACAAATAGAAAATCCTATGCTACAATAGAAGCATAAAAGGAAAGGAGATAAACCAATGAAAGTCAAAAAAGAATTCCTCGAAAAGGTCGTTACGGAAAGAATCGTCTACACAAGAAGTTATCAATACAGAGCATTTGAGTACACCGCAATTAATGAAAAAGAAGAGTTTTACGACTTCTTTATCATCAAGCGTATTGACATTAACTACGTAGACACAACAAGATATCTTGATGAAATTTTCTGGGAAAAAATCGCGCAGACAACAGACGGAAAAACATTCACAAGATTTTAATAAAAGAGCGGCAAAGCCGCTCTTTTATTTTTATTTTCAGCGGCTATCGCCGCAACAAAACGAAGGGAGTGCACCGACAAAAAAAAAAAAGAACTCCCCTGACCCCCTACGGGGGCACGGGGAGAACTTTTTTTTACTTCGAGGGGGTTTTGCTGATAACCTGCTCTGTATCGTATTCTAAAGCACTTACCTGCTTAACGGATTTGGGGATGGTATACCACCTTGCCCGCCCCGCCTTGCGTACCGTGTTGACCAGTTCTTGCCCTCCCTCGGGGCGATGTTCCATAGCGATGCAAGAGCGATACGGAGTAAGGCGACAAAACCAGCCAATGCGGTTACAGAGATATATACGGTCACAGAGGTCACGAATCTTTTTATCAAAATCCATAGTCTGAGAAGATACAATAATCGTCAAATGATATTTACGCTGCATCTTAAAAAATTCGACAGCTTCACGAGGCATAGTCTTAAAATCACGGTTAGAGTGCAGCACGCCAATTTCATCAATAAGAATAAGGGAATCAGGGATAAAGGTCTGTTTCCAGTATTCCGGCTCTAACTCATAACCAATACCCATATTGCTATAGATAAGCCCCTTATTAGCACGTAGCCACTTATCAGCAACACGAGACATATACAGAGACTTGCCAGAGCCTTTTGAACCAACAACAGCCTCAAGTTTGTAGGGGTTTTTGCAATAGTTATCGATATAAACAAAAAGCCAGCAAACGCAAAAGATAAGAATACCATAAAGCATAGCATATAATCCTTTCCAAACGAGAAAACGTCGCCGACCATAAAAAAATGGTCGGCGGCGTTTTCTCTAAATCATTAGGAACGACCGGGAATCCAGCGGCGGAGAATACGAAGCACGATGCCCGCAATAGTGAGAATAACGAAGACGAGGAGAATGGGCTGAGACTCATAGAAATCAATGAGCTGACCCATCCAAGTAATCATCGAAGTGAAGAACTCACCGACCAAGGAAAGCAGCGTTGCGAGAATAGAAGCAGTAGCACCCTGAAGTCATCATCCTTTCATAAAAATATTTATGGCACCTGTCACGGACGGAACAGGAGAACCAGCATAGAGAAAACAGCAGCGAAGATAATGAAATAGCCAATTTCGGGGACAGAGAAAATACCGAAACAATACTGTAAAGGAAGAATTTCCATTAGCTCATGCGCCCCCAAATCGCATTTTTAATCCATGTAACAGTAGTGACAAAGACAAGGACAACAAGCAGAGCAGAAACGCAAGCTTGCGGGTTGAGAACTTGCGAAGTAGTAGTGGAATCTTCCTCATAAGGAAGCTGGATAAGTTGGGTCGAACTGTTATAGGAATACCTCTCAGACGTATAGCCGGACTTGTGCACCGTCTGAGAACGTTCAATAAAAAACGTGTCTCCGAACCAATCCATAACAGAAGTGAAACTATTAGAGACGACAGGGAGATTAGCATACAAAGCCGGAGTATCTGCGGCACGGTCATCATAAGCGGTCAAACTCCCCTCAAAAGGCAATTCTACTTCCTCCGGCACAAAGCCGTCGCGGAGGTCTGGAGATTCTGTAATATGCTGCGCGGGTTGCTCGGGAGCAAGAGCAGCTTCCGAGGGAGATTCAGCAGCGGCTTTAGCGTCCATATCGGCGACAGCCTGCGCGGATGCCTTGAGATAGTCATACTGCTGAACGGTCATATCACAAGAACTACCATCTTTATACTGCACAGTATAGACGGTAACGCCGTCAGAATCAACCCAAGTTTTGATAATAGCAGGGACTTCCATCATTTATCACCTCCATCCCAAAGGCCACGGAGAACAAAGCCAACAAGCGAAAGCAGAAGACAAACAAGAATAAAGTTGCCAAAAGTACCAAAACCAAAAAAGGAAATAGAAAGCACATTGGCAATAAACGAGGTAAAAACACCAAGAGCGGAAACAAAGTCTACCATGGCAACCAATCCTTCACGAACTTATAAATGCCGAGGCCGACAAGGAAAACGACAACGGCGATGACGAGAGCACCGCCAGAACCGAAAAGGCCGAAAACTGATTTGAAGAAATCGAGAAAAGTCATCCGTCGACCGCCTTTCTAATGAACATTCGGAGAACAACAGCACCAAAGCAAAGGAGAGAAACAGAAAAAAGAAACGTGCCTAAATTCTGAAAAAGACCGCCAAGAAGACCAGAAGCACCAGAGGCAATATCAGAATCAACGGAGGAAGCAGAATTCCAAGAATTCAAATTATCTTTGGAATCTTTAAGAGTATCAGAATCAATATCAAACTCGTTAGTAATGGCATCTTGTAAATCCTCTGGAGAATCAGACAGCCAACCGCCAAGCTTAACGTCAGGCAAAAGAGAAGCAGGAACAAGGAGAGAAAAAGCGAAAGACGCGGTAGTATCAAAGGCAGAAGCAGAATAAACAGGAGAAGAAGAAGGCTTTTGCACAAAAACAAAGCCGATATCAGAAGAAGGAATAGTATATCCGGATGGATAAGGGACAAAAGAATGAGTACCCAGAAGATAACGATTAGAATTGAGATTTATATGCCTCAAGTTAGCATAAACATTAGGAGGAACAATAAACGATGAATCACCACCCTGTAAAACATAGCCACTTGCGGAAGAAGAAGAAGAACTACGGGATGCAAAAGGATATGAATAAAAGGGGGAAGAAAAAGTGAAAGAATCTAAAGTATCAGTAGAAGAGCCAGAAGAAGAACCGGCAGTATTACCGAAAGAAAGAAT